CCATTATGGGTTGAGCAACACTAAGCGGGGTATAGTATCCCTTTTCCCTTTCCTTGACAAACTTCTCTTGCGCTTCGGGCAATTCGTGAGGATCGGGGTATACCCCTTGCTTTAGGGCTGTCATTCCTTGCTCTGGAGTTATTATACCCCTTTCTATGAGTCGGGAAGCGACGCGCTGTAGTTGCACTTCGTCCTTAATGTCTATCTCCACGAATTTAGGCGTAGGGAAATTCCTGAATCCCATAGCCTTGCACACTTCCTTTATCTGCGGTTGCATAAAGTCGTTTAAGAATGTATTTCTAGCTTCCTTTAATCTTTCTAGGAAGATCTGGGCTTTTACTTGAGTGCTCGAATAATTCTCCTTTCCAACGATTATATTCTGCAATCCCTCCTTTATGTCTTCATTGACTATTTGGTACTTAGCTGCTCCAAGTACTTTATTTAAATCAGGAATAATAAATTCAGCCTTAGTGGTATAGTCCGCTATAAGGGCCCTTCCTATACTCTCGTTCTGAAAAAGGGTTTGCATTGCCTTAAGGTTATTGGGATTAATACCTCCTTTGTCAGGAGTATTCCCCATTGTCACTAAAAGGATTACATTCTCAATTGTACGAGTTATAGCTTGGTCGACTTTCTTTAATTCAATCTTCCAATTTATATCATCAAGAACAGGGAACCCGAAAGGAATAGCAAAAGGCTCATAATCTTGTTTTTTATAAAAAGAAAAAATCAATCTATAAGGGTCTAGAGATATCATTACTCCGTTCGTCATGAACTCATTCTGCCTTATCTTCTCTTTAGCCTCCTCTGGAAGAGCATTAAAAACCTCCTTGTCGTACTCTGTCTGAGGGTCTTTTAATCTCTCGATATCATATTCACTAAGAATCTTTTTGTATACCCCATACTTGGAATTAAATGTAAGCGCCCTGTCGGCCACGAAGTCATAAGGGTTAAGGAAAATGTAGCGAATAGGGATTTTTCGACTCGATGCACTTTTCTGGTCCGCCCCATATACTTGATTTAGCTTAATGAGATCTTCAGTAGAAAACTTACTATCTAGCTTGTACATGAAAACGTTTCCGGACCTGTAGTACTCCCTGAAATACTGGTCTTTTATTCTCCATATCTGTATCCGATCTAACCATTTTTCGACAAAGGCTCTCGCCTTCTCGGAGCCCCCTTCCAAATATAACTCAGAGTTAGAGAACTCAGACATTACATCTATTGCATTTCGGAATATAGCTATATTGGCATATGCCTTTTGGCACAACAGTATAGATTCCCTGGGAGTTACGTAGCTGTCCCTATACGCGTATGGCAGCCCAGCCTCGGCGATGTTGGCGTACTTGTTAGGTTTAGGGGCACTTGTGATGCGGTTGACTCGAGAGGTGGTTCCGGCGTTTTGAGAAATCTGCCCTACGTTCCTAGAGTAAGCCGCCTTTGCATAGTACGGCTCCCCGCTAGATGCCGGAGTAACTTCCTCCCCTGCGCGGCTTGTTGAGCGCTCGAGCAATTCCTCTAAGCTGGCTGAGGGTTCTGGGTCCGCTTTAAATTTATCCCAGTATTCGGATTTTTTATTGTAAGGTCTTGGCATACATGATAGTACACAAAGTTTAGCCAAAGTCTAAAGAAAAGTTAAAAGTCGACTTTCGGTAGCAGTTTCTAGACCATCATTGGAGTGAAGGTTGTATTCACATTATTGGGCTCTTGGGCATTTATCATGTCGTAGTAAATCTTAATCATCCAATTTCCTAAAACCAACGCAGAATAGGAATCCTTTCTAGCCTTCCCTGGGCCTGTCTGCCTTCTGAGGTTATGGGGGAGGCCAAATGTTTGAGTCCCCTGGGGGGAGGACGTTACTTGTATGAGGGCGCACTGGTTTTTAGTGTAGTTCATCATGTCGTACTGATGGTCTACGAAATCTATCATTTTTGCAGTCCCCAAGCTTTTTAGGTGCTCTTTTTGGTTGGGTATAAATATTAGGTCGTCAATAGGTATCTTCTTGGCGATTTGAATATGGTAATCCTTGTCTAGAGGGCGGGTCCCGAACCACATTCTTTTATGGTCAAAGTTGGCCTGTAAAAGTTCGTTCGACTTTCTTATCCAATCAGAGGTCGCTTTACGCAATACGCAGATTCTTTTACTGCCTATATCGTATTGCTGCTTGGCCTCCATAAGCACGGATTGGTAGTTTTCTATGTTATCAAAATCGGCGACTATCTCTTGAATATTAAATCCAGCCTTGTTAAATACTTCGCTAGCATTAGCTGCTTGAAGGAACTGAACTCCTCCACCGTAATCGCCTACTATGGCAACTATATTAAAATGAGACAATAAATAGCTAAAATATTTTATATGATCATTCATTTTTAGACCGGGAACCGCATAGCTATGAACCAGCGCTCCGGTCTGGGTGTTATCGTTGAGCTTAAATATCTGTATGGCAAAATCATCCGAACTTTCACTACTTGGAGTCCCGGTCCCCAGCCACCTCCATACATGGAGATTCTCCGTCAGGCACTGTGCATGCCGCCATAGTAGACGTCTTAAAGAAGCCAGAGCTGTCGTCGGTGAATATAGCATTGAACTCACGGTCGAATTGCGACTGGCTCATTGTCTGCTTCGATTGGTTAATTAAGTTTTGGTCGTAAAGGGCTTCGGGAGCCACGTCGTAGCTCAGGTGCATAATGACCCGCTTAGCTGTGTCAATGGAGTCTTTCTGGGGACCCTCGACGATAAGTTTCTCGAAGGTTTCATAAACTTTGTACAAGTACTCAAATTTGTAACTAGCAGAAGAGAGCGCTATCAATTTATTGTTAGGCCATTGGTGACGGTCTTTTTCCTTCATCTTTCCTTTGGCTATCAACTGATCCTCAAGCTTGCGAACCTTCTCTCTTTCGGTAGGGTTCTGCACTACACTAAGAAAGGGGAGTATGACTTCATTATATATATTCTCAGGCATCAGCAGGAACTCATCGATAATTATCCTATGAAACCTAAAACCTCTCAACTTGGACCCGTCCCCTAGTGGTAGCGCTATTATTCTAGAATCCCCTATCTCCAGTGTCCACTGGTCATTCTTTTTGGATTTCTTAGTAATACACTGGGCTAAGAACTGGGCTTCAGGCTTTCGGGCTATGTCCTCTATCTTCTCGAAGATCATCTTAGATTGACGGAAGGTTGCCGCCAGGATCCCTATCTGCACCCCCTGGTTGAATATAGCATCCAGAAAAGCATATATGGCAGTACTGAAGGACTTCGACATTCCTCGGCTCCAAATCCCCAGAAAATAATCTGTTTCGAGCATAGATTTGATCGCTAGATGCTGAAAGGGAAATAATTCCACTCCGGCTATCAAGTTCGTGGTAAACGTAATGTTTTCTCGCAGGAAGTTGTGCAAGTGAATCTTGGCTTCTTTTTCGTCCAAGTATCCCTTTATGTCGAGCAGCTCTTTATTGAGGTCTTTGTTTGGGAGATAGATTCCTCCCTTTCCTCTTTCCCAGGTCATTGGCTATCCATAAAGTATTGCAGGTCAGTGCTCCATAATTCCCGACCATAAACTAAGAGCTTT